GGCGGCTTTAGGAGGGAGCCGCCATGAAGCACACTGACCGACGACAAATTCAGACGATGTTTGCACTATCGTCAAAAAAATCCCGGCCACCGCACCGGCCCCGCCTGGCGGCCGGTGCGAAAATGGTCATAATGTAACTGAATACCGTATTTTTTGCGCTCGAATCGCTTTCTGCTGTCCGGGCGTTTTTGTATATTATCTCCGGTGCCGTTCCCCGGCCGCCACGTTCAGTGGACAAATACAAATAAGAGTGTGCAAGAAAACTGATTGCACATTTTAGGCCTGCCGAATCCCCTGCACCGGTTCACTATCGTTAAAGGGGTGGCGTGTTCATCGTTAATGGGGTATTCGGTGCATCGTTACATTGTATCAAATTAGACACGGCAACAGAAATAATCTTACTGAGTTTGATACAAAGCCAGGGAATAATTAAAAAATGTGCCTTTGCGGTGTAAAAACTGCATCTGGGGTGTAAAAAGAGAAAATGGGACTACCCGGTTATTTTTTTTGCAAAAAGATACTCCTCACTGCCGTAGCTGGCAATGAGGAGATTTTCTGCTTATGCTCGAATTTCCTGCCCATCCTTAAAAGTAAACCGCACATCGTCCCTGGCATAAACTGTTACATGATCCACCAGCCCACACCAGAGGGCAGGGTCAAATTTCTCCATCAGGTCGGCCTGCGTCAGCGTGTCCAAAAAGGCTTCGATTGCCGCCCGTCTGGACTTCTTGTCAGCAATGGTGGCTTCATTTTCCTCAAGCCGTGCCTTTGCGGTGTCAAACCGGGCGGTAAGACTGTCATAGCGTTTCTGGTATTCCGTCTGGTCGAGCGCCACATGAGCGTTTTCGTAGATGCATTTCTGGATGAGGTCTGAGGCGACCATGAGTTCTTCCTGCAATTTTTCGGTTTCGGCTTCCAGTGCGGAGGTGTCGAAGGCAATGTCCAGCGAAGCCCGTAGAGGCGAGTTAATTGCGGCCTTTTTACCAATCAGCTTGTTCGCCGCTGAAATAAACATTGTTTTGATCTCATCCTCCGTCAAGTGCGGCGTGGAGCATTTTTCCTCGCCGTCATACTTGTGATTACACTGCCAGATTACTCTGCGATACTTACTGTTGGAATGCCAGACCTTGGAACCGTACCACTCTCCGCATTGTCCGCAGCGTATCTTGCCGGAGAAAAGGTGGACACCGCTGTGCGGGCCCCGACCTTGCTTTCTGCGCTTCAGTTCCTGCTGAACCAGTTCAAACACCTCCGGCTGAATGATGGCCTCGTGATTTCCCTCCACATAGTACTGCGGGATTTCGCCCTCGTTGACCTTTTTCTTCTTGGTGAGGAAATCCACCGTATAGCTCTTTTGCAGGAGCGCATCGCCCTTGTACTTCTCGTTGGTGAGAATGCTACGAACTGCTCCTGCGTTCCATTTGTCTTTGCCGCCCGGCGACTTGATGCCGTCGGCGGTCAGCCTGGCGGCAATGCCGTGCGGCGTCATGCCTTGCAGGAACATACTGTAGATGCGGTGGATGATGACCGCCTCGTCCTTATTCAAGACGAGATTGCCATCGGGACCCCGGTCGTAGCCAAGAAACCGCTTGAAGGGTACGGTGACCTTGCCGTCTGCGAACCGCTTTCTCTGTCCCCAGGTGCAGTTCTCGGAAATGCTGCGGCTTTCTTCCTGCGCCAGCGAGGACATAATGGTGATAAGCAGTTCTCCCTTGCTGTCCAGCGTCCAGATGTTTTCCTTTTCAAAATAGATCTCCACGCCCTTTTCCTTTAGCTGGCGCACCGTGGTCAGGCTGTCTACCGTATTGCGCGCAAAGCGGCTGACCGATTTGGTAACGATAAGGTCTATCTTACCCGCCAGCGCATCCGCTACCATGCGTTTGAAGCCCTCGCGGTGCTTGGTATTCGTACCGGTTATACCTTCGTCCGTATATACGGAAACAAACTCCCAATCGTCCCGACTCTTGATATAGTTGGTATAATAGTCCACCTGGGCGCTGTAGCTGGTAAGCTGCTCCTCGCTGTCCGTGGAGACACGGGCATAGGCGGCGGTGCGGCGCTTTTTCTTTTCATTGATCGGCGTTGCCGTGAACCGGCTGATCGTCGCCGGTATCGTCGTTACTTTCGCCACGTTTTTCCCTCCATTTCTGTATCATTACTTCCCGCATATGCTGCTTGCGCTGCTCCGTATGCTTGGGCATTTTTCGCTTATTTTCCCATGCCGCTTCAAAGGTATGCCCGTCAAAGAAGCGGATGGAAAGTTGAAACGGAGCAACGATATGAATGCAGGCAATCTGCTCACGGAAAGCCGTTTCGTCAAATGATTCCAGCCCCATAGCGTCAGCGCAGAGGTTTTTAAGGACTTCCTCCTTGATGCTGGGGCTATTGCATTTTCCGCCTGACGCGCACCGCCATACGGAATCAAAGCTGCCGTCTTTGTGCCGTGAACGTTGCCTGCGGTAGTTCTCGCCGCAGCTGTCGCAGCGAATGCGGCTGGTGAAGCAGGAACTGTTGGGACCGAGCTGATGCTCCTGCACATACCGTCCTTTGGCGGCTCTGCGCTCATCCGTCCAGCAGTTTTTCCGCATGGTGGATTCCCAGCGGTGCGGTACAATGTGGCCGTCCTTAAAATAGAAAATCATCTCATTCGGAGCAGGAATCTCAATGCGGTCGATTTGCTCCGAAAAGATGATCTCATCAAACGTATCCAGTCCCAAAACCGCAGCACAGGCTTCTTTGAGCATCTGCTCCGGGATATCTTTATTTTGGCAATGGGTGTTTCCGGTTTTTCTTCGAGTTCCACAGATCCAGATAGTATAATTGGCATTTGGGTCTTTGCGCCCCTTGCGGTTGGAACGCTGATAGCTCTTTCCGCACCGACCGCACTTGATTTTGCTGGTAAAGCAGGAGGTATTGATGCTCCAGTTTGCCAAAGCCCCAAGCTCCCGGCGGCGCGCTTTCTCGGTCTGCACCGCCTGGTAGACCTCCATCGGGATGATGGCTTCGTGGGTGTTCTCCACGAAATACTGCGGCAGCTCCCCACGGTTAATTTTGCTTTTCTTGCTGATGGGGTCCATCACATATTCCTTCTGGAACAGAAGGTTGCCCGTATAAGTGATGTTGCCGAGAATTTGCCGGATGGAGGTGTTGCCGAAATGCTGACCCTTGTAGGATTTCACACCCATCTCGGCAAGCTGCTTTTCTGTGGTTTCCGCTGATAAACCATTCATGTAATTGTCGTAGATGAGCCGAACAATCTTTGCTTCCTCCTCATGGACAACCAGATGATCGCCCTCCCAGCGGTATCCGTAGATTTGAAAACGACCATTGGGAATACCTTTTTCAAATCGTTTCCGGGTACCCCATTTGACATTGTCCGACAGGCTGCGTACCTCCTCCTGGGCAAAGGATGCTAAAAGGGTCAGCATCAACTCGCCGTCCTCGGTGAGGGAGTCGATGCGCTCCTTTTCAAATTGCACGGAAACGCCCAGTTCCTTGAGCCTGCGCACTGTATTCAACAGGTCAACGGTGTTGCGCGCGAAACGGGAAATACTCTTTGTCAGAATAACGTCGATTTTTCCGGCTTCGCAGTCGGCAATCATCCGATTGAACTCTTCGCGGGCTTTGGCTTTGGTGCCGGTTATTCCGTTGTCGGCATATACGCCCACATATTCCCAGACGGGGTTGCTCTGTATCAAACTGCTGTAAAAGCTGACCTGTGCCGAAAGGGAGTGCTGCAGCCGCTCGGACTCCATTGAGACTCTTGCGTAGGCAGCGACCCTTTTGCGGCGCGGCATCTGCGGTGTTTTTGCTTCGATTTTATTTACAATCCGCATGAAATCACTCCTTTCCGACACTATATATCACTCTGAAAGCCAATTATATCAAGTCGTTTTCCGATAATAATGTACCCAAAGACGGCGAGAACTCAGCCCGCAGATTTGTATCAATTACGGCATATTCCTCCTCGCTCAGAAGCCCCTTTTCCCTGAGATTCTTTGCGATGGAGAGGGCGGCAAGGTAGCTCATTTCAGAGCGGAATTTATCCTCACTCATGCCCGTCACCGCCTTTGTAGCGGTCTGCAATATAGCAGGCGTGAGAGCAGTATTTTCTTTTTGTATTGCCGTAGGCGGTGAAGGGCTTTCCGCAGTGAGCGCAAGTAAAGTGGTATACGGCCTTGCGGTTAACCTTTTCAGGATGTGCATTCCACCAAGCGGTACGGCAGTTATCGGAGCAGAACTTGACGCGCTTTCTGCCGGGAGTCTGCGTAAGCAGAGCGCCGCACTGCGGGCAGAATCCGGCGTCCAGTTCAATGCGGCTGTTATCTGCGGCCTTCGTGCCGGTCAGCCCCACCTTACGGCAGAATGCTACAACGGTATCTTTCTTCAGTCCTATCGCCTTTGCAATGGTTGCATATCCATAGCCCTGGGAGCGTAGGGCAGTTATCTGTTCTTTTTGCTGATGGGTCATTTTGGTTCCTCCATTCCGAGGGTTACCCTCAATGACCCATCTGGACAGAAGAGCGAATTTTGGCCGAAAAAAATATGCCCACCGAGCGGTTATGGCTCGATGGGCATTCAGCAGTTTGGTTATTTAATTTTAGATGTGTAGTCAAGCGAAATCCATCCCGCGCCGGATTTCAGCCGGCCCCAGCCAGCCGTGGAACCCTGCCCGGATTTGACCTCCATGATGGTAAATACGCCTTTTCCTGTAAACTTACCGGTCTTGGCATAGTCCGTTCCCGGCCCTTTGCGGATATTCAGGTCAGAAATGCTGACCTGGACAAGAAACGGCACATCTTCGGACGGCGCAGAAGCAGCCCCGCCCGGCGAGTAGATATTGACCCCGTTATCGTCAAACACGCTGTAACCTGGGTTGCTGTCGGCACACCTCTTGGCGTTGGATAGGATCTTGTATGCGCCTTTCTGTGTCTTACTGTCCGCCCGTGTCTTGCGGACACGGTAATAGCCTTCTGTCAGCTTTTCGGGATGCTCCGTCTCTGTGTTCCCGGATATCCCGCCGCCAAGCTGTGCCGTAACTTTTTCCGCCAGATCACCCATCCGGGCATACATCCAGTTTCCCGGACAGGACTTGTTGGCAAACCAGCGGTGGACGGTCAGCACCATCTCATCCGACTTCGGCTCATAAGAGAGCGTCTTGTCCTTGTCTCCCAGCCACAGGAGCTTTTTCTTGCCGTTTCGCTTGCAGATGTCCGCGCAGAGGGTGATCAGCTTCTGGTAGACCACATCCTTAAAGGCATACGGCTCAGCCGTATCGGACGCGCACTCAATGGTGATAGCCCTCTGGTCGTTTGCATTGGAAGAAGAACACCAGGAGCGGTTCTTTTCCTCTACATACATTCCGATTCTGCCATCCTCGCCGATACCGTAGTTGCAGCTTGCCTGTTTGGAAACCGGCAGGAAGATATTCCCCAGTGTTTCCACAGAGCATTGTCCTACCACACAGTGGGGCGTGATGCGGTCGATGGAGTGCGTCCGCTGCCCGGAGTGGTTCGGGCTGAGTTTTGTGTAAGATACCAGTGAACTGTTCGTATAAGCCATAGTTATTTTCCCTCGCTTTCTGTATTTTCCGCCCGGTCATGGAGCTGCGCCAGGATGTCCTTCATCTTCTCCGGCACGGGAAGCCCCAGGTGCGCCGCGTTCTCCAGCAGGCTCACGCCCTCGTTGGAGAGGTAAAAGAAGATGACCGCCGTGCGAAGGACGCTGCCTGTGCCAATCACCTGTACATCCAC